GTTGCAGACTACTCAAGCGGTATACCAATTAAAGCATTAACAAGTAATGCGTCTAGTGCGGGTAAAATCGTACAAACTGGTTACGAAGCCACTATCAATGGCACTCAGTTGTCAATTCAGAAAATTGAACTTCAAGCCAAAGAAGGCAAGATAGGATAAACCATGTCTAATTATTCAAAATCCACTAACTTTGCGTCTAAAGATAATCTTTCGCCTGGCAATCCTCTAAAGATTGTTAAGGGTACTGAGATTGACACAGAGTTCAATAACATTGCTACTGCCATAGCAACAAAGACAGATAACTCCTCTGCCACCATTACTGGGGGTACGATAAATGGTGCGGTTATCGGTGGAACAACTGCCGCAGCAGGAACATTTACTAACCTTACTGTTAGCACAGCAGCAACGATTGCCTCTGCCGCCATTAGTGCAGGAACAATCAATGGTGTGGTAATTGGTGGCTCTTCTCCTTTAGCTATTACTGGCACAAACATTACTGCGAATACAGGGTTTAGTGGCCCATTGACAGGTGCAGTGACAGGCAACGTAACAGGCAATGTAACGGGTGCTGTTACAGGAAATGTCACAGGTAACGTAACTGGCAACCTGACAGGCAATGTGACTGCTGCTTCTGGTACTTCTACATTCAACAATGTGACCATCTCTGGCGCATTGGACATGGATAGCAGTACATCGGCAACCATTACTGGTTTGGCAAGCCCTACAAACGATTCTGATGCGGCTACCAAGGGTTATGTGGATGCACTAGCCCAAGGTATTGATGCTAAAGCCTCTGTGGTTGCGGCTACTACTGCAAATATCACTTTGTCTGGCGCACAAACCATTGATGGCATATCGATTGTTGCGGGTGATCGGGTCTTGGTTAAAGACCAATCTACTGCTTCTGCTAATGGTATTTACTTGTGTGCAACAGGTTCATGGACACGCACAACAGATGCAGACACTTATGCTGAGTTGGTAGCGGCTTTTACCTTTGTTGAAAAAGGCACAACTAACGCTGACTCTGGCTTTATCTGCACAATAGATGCAGGTGGGACATTGGGTAGCACATCGATTACATGGGCGCAGTTCTCAGGTGCGGGTCAGATTACCGCAGGTGATGGCCTTACAAAGACAGGTAACACTCTCAATGTAGGAACTGCATCATCTAGCCGTATTGTTGTCAATTCGGACAACATTGATTTAGCTACTTCTGGTGTTACACCAGGCACTTACCAATCTGTTACTTTTGACGCTTATGGTCGTGCAACGGCAGGAACGAATCCTACGACTATTGGTGGCTATAACATTACAAATGCTTATACAAAAACTGAAATAGATTCGATATTTGGTTCGACTACTGCTGCGGCTACTTCCGCTTCTAATGCGGCTACAAGTGCTTCAAACGCCTCTACAAGTGCCTCTAACGCCTCTACAAGTGCAAGCAATGCGGCAACAAGTGAAACCAATGCTGCAGCGTCATACGATGCTTTTGATGACAGATATTTAGGTTCTAAGTCTTCTGCTCCTTCTGTAGACAATGATGGAAATGCTCTCCTAACGGGTGCTTTGTACTGGAATACAACAGTCAACACTCTGTATGTGTGGACAGGATCGGCTTGGTCACAAGCGGCATTTACCGCAGGTGGTTTCTTAGTTAACACTAATAACCTATCTGACGTATCTAATACTGCTACTGCTAGAACTAACTTAGGTTTGGCTATCGGAACTAACGTCCAAGCCTATAACGCTAACACGGCAGTAACCAATGCTGCCCAGACTTTTACTGCGACACAAACCTTTAGCGGTACTTCTTCTGCTATTGGAATGATTTTAAATGATGCTGCTGAAGTCGCTACTGTTTCTGCTACGGCAGCAACTGGAACAATTGATTACGATATTACAACTCAATCTGTTGTTTATTACACAAGCAATGCAAGTGGAAATTGGACTGTAAACTTTAGAGCATCAAGTGGTACTTCTTTAGATACTGCAATGAGTACGGGTCAATCTATGACTGTAGCTTTTTTAGTAACTCAGGGTGGAACTGCTTATCGTAATACTGCTGTTCAAGTTGATGGTTCTTCTATTACTCCAAAATGGCAAGGTGGAACAGCACCTACTGCTGGTAATGCTTCTTCTATTGATTCGTATGTTTACACAATTGTAAAAACTGATACTGCTACATTTACTGTATTTGCTTCACAAACCAAGTTTGCTTAAAGGATTAAACCATGTCCTTAATCTCGACAAAAGGTTCTGCGTCTGCTCAAGGATTTGGGTTATTTTTATTGTCAGGTGATGGCCCAGATGGTACAAGAGGTATTTTTTCAATAGGATGCTGTAATGCTGGTCGTAGTGCTACCCGTAACAAATACACCTATGCAAGTTGTTCCTCTACTGCTTCTGGAGTAGCTTCAGCTAGTGCAGCCTCAAGAAATCAATCGGCTGCTGGAAATTCCTCTGTTGGTATTATTGCTTTAGGTAATATTTCTTCTGGCAGAACAAATGTTCGCAATAAATACACTTATGTTTCTTGTACTTCAACATCCTCTGGTGTAGCCACAGCTAGTAGAGGGTCTGAACGAGGTTCTGCCACAGGTAACTCAACTAGAGGCATATTTGCTTTAGGAATAACAACAAGTTGTTACACTACTTTTCGTAACAAATACACTTACGCTTGTGACACATCAGTAGAATGTGGTGTAGGAACTGCAAGCGTTGCTTCTAACAATGGCTCTGCTGTTGGTAATTCAACTAGAGGTATATTTGCACTAGGTGGAAGTTCTTGCGGTGCGCTTACTACTCGCAATAAATTCACTTATGCTTCTTGCTCATCAACTGCAAGTGGTGTTGCAGCCTCAAGTGCTGGCTCTCAAGGTGGTTCTGCTGCTGGAAATGCAACAAGAGGAATTTTTGCTTTAGGTTTAACAAGTAGCAACCCAATTGTTCAATCTTCTACTCGTAATAAATACACTTATTCTTCTGACACATCTACCGCATCTGGAGTAGGTTCAGCAAGTGCTGCTAGGGCGCAAGGTGCTGCTGCAGGTAATTCAACTAGAGGAATTTTTGCTTTAGGATTCAATTATTGTAGTGGTGCTACGGCTTGTCGTAACAAATATACTTATGCTTGTTGTACTTCTACTTCTTCTGGAGTAGCATCATCAAGTTTAAATTCTAGTTATGGTTCGGCCTCATCTTGGGCAGTTTGCGTAAACACACTTTAATAATATTATGCACTCATCCCCACACCGCAATAATTCTGATTTTCAATTACGTTATTTCATAGCAAATGATTGCCATACGGCAGACATTGCTTGGTGCTTGATGTATGAGCAGAAATTAGATATTCAATTAAAACTTGAAAGCACAAAAGCAAGAACGCTTAGACGTAAAGCCAAACGCATAGAAATTGATGAAGCCATTAAATCTACAGACCCTGTTAAACAGCTTAATGCACAGGCAGATTTAATTGAATGGGAAAGTGGTGAAGGCTTGTTAGAAATTGCCATTCTTGGTGCAGAACAAGAAATTGCAACCATTGAATCTATCATGTTGGAATTAGAGCCACAAAGAAAATATGCTCATCTTCCAATTTTAGAAGCAGCACAGGCAGCACAACGTGAAGAATGGTTATTAGAATTTCAAAGACGCACAGAAAACTTTTTATTGTCCAAGGGAACTATTCCAGAAGACCAATTAAATGCCATGCGTAACCATCCTGACTTTGAAGTAAAACTTGTGCCTTTTATTACACAAGTTGCTGAAAAAATTTCAACAAGTAAAGACAAAATGACTTTGTTGACAAATAACAGAATGCTTATCAATGGTTGATTTACTTTTTTCATCTTCTGTTTTGAGGTTTTCACAACCAGAACATTTGGCAGACGCCAAAGATGTTTTGGCTCAATACATTGCTCGTGTAAAACCAAATCAATGGAATGTCTGTCAAAGTGAATCAATGTTTGATGACAGGCTTGATAAGTTATTTAACACAATTGCAACAACAAGTTTTGATATGTTGGTAGACCAAGGGTATGACATGACCAATAAGCAAACAAGAGTTGCTGAATTATGGGGTCAAGAGTTTATGCGTACTGGTCAGCATATGGAACACATACACGGAAATGGTGTGCAAATCACAGGATTTTATTTTATCAATACACCTACCAATGGAAGTATGCCGATGGTGTTTGATCCAAGGTCGGGTAAAAAACAGATTTCAATGCGTCAGACTAATCAAGAAGAAGTCACATTTGCATCAGAACAAGTATTGTTAGAAGTTAAAGCTGGTGACTTTATGTTTTTTAACTCTTGGTTGCCACATGGATTTACAAGACATGAATCTGATGAGCCATTTCAATTCATTCATTTTAATGTTTGCGTTGAAAATGCACCTGTTTGCAATGTAGAAATTGTATGATTTGCGTACGATTTAATAAAACTCGTGGTCAAGTAGGGCGTGGCTCTATTGACCATATTTGGCGTGTATTTGATAATGACAAAGAATATGTTGTTAAAAATGTTCAAATTAATGTTCCATCTTGGGGTGCAAAGACAGGTGAAGATTGGAGTATCTGCTGTGAAGGAGTTATCACAGTAGACAAAGAAACATCGACTATTACGATTGGAGAAAAAATATGTTCGCAGAAGTAAAAAATGGTGCTGTAGTCACTTTCCCCTATGATTACGACACTTTGGTTCAAAAGAATCCTTATACTAAGTTTGCTCAAACAGACTTGTTGTCAATGTATTCTGGAACAGAAGCCAATTTAGATGGCAATGAATTGGTGCGTATTGCAGAAACAGATGCACCATCATTTGACAATAAAACGCAAAAAATTGTTAAAAATTCAGCACCTACTTTAATTAACAATGTTTGGACATTGGGATGGGCTGTTCAGACTTTAAGTCAAGCAGAGCAAGATTCACAAAATGAATCACAGGCTAAATCTGTGCGTCAAATTCGTGGTGAAAAACTGAAAGACTGTGATTGGACACAAGTAGCTGATGCACCTGTTGACAAAGCAGTATGGGCTACCTATCGTCAAGCCTTGCGTGACATTACAGCGCAAGAAGGTTTGCCTTGGACTATTACTTGGCCTGTTGAGCCACAATAAGGAGCAATCATGGCTGTAACTAGCGCACAAATTGTAGATTTTCTGCTTGCTAATCCAGGCATGACTGATGCCCAGATCGTCACGGCTATGGAGGCTAATGGAGTTTCTCCTGCTCAGATGGCTCAAGCTGTTGGGTTAGATGAGGGTGCAGTTGCGGCTCGTGTGGCGGCTACTGTTCCTCAAGGTCAAACAGTAACCCTTGGTGACACCATTGTTCAACCTGTTTATCAAGTAACTGGTTCTGGTGAAACACAACAGATTGGTGGTCTTGAGAATGTAATTACCTATAAAGTTGGTGAAAACCAAGTAGGTGGTGGCTATCAACAATACACACCTACTGGTGAACTTCAGAGAACTGGTGTTCAACAAGAAGTCAATGC